TGCATAAAACGAGCGTTCTTTAATGCAAAGTTGTATCCATCTATGTTAAGTGCCTGCCATGAGAATGTGCTGAACAAGGTTTGAGTCTGCTCCATGTTACCTCCGAAGAATACATCGGCAATGGCTTGAGTTGTAGCATTAACCAAGTTAGCGTTACCTAATTCGTATGCAGAAGAACCTGAAGAAATTTCTTGGTTCAAGTCGCTATAAAGCTCATTAGTTAACCAAGTTAAGAACAAGTTACTTGCATAACGTCTGCTCATTACAGAAGCAATAGTACGCAAATCAGCAACACCAAAAGCACCTGCACCACCTGCTGAGTGAGTGTAACCACGAGAAGTGATTTCAGCATCCAAACCAGAGAAAGTTTGAGGAATACCAGTGTTGTTAGCTGACTGACCAAAAATCATAGACAAAGCAATCTGCTTAATTAAACGATATTCAGCTTCATCTTGACCTTCGTAGAAGAAACCATTCATCTTCTTAGACTTACCATCACCATACTCAACTTCCATCCATTGAGGAGCGTTAGTTTTTTGAGTACCAGTTAATTCGTAAGTTTCTTTGAAGATTTGAGTCTTCCAAGAATACTTAGTCCAAAAAGATTGAGAAGAGATTGGTTGAGCAGTTCCTTCATCCCAAGCAGAACCTGTAACTACAAATACGTCACCTGCTGTAGCGGCTTCGTTAGTAGATGAGTTCAAAGGTTTGATAGTTACGTTCACACCAGATACACCTGTTACAAGATACAATGGTAAAGTTGCAACACTAGTGTTCATTAAGATTTGCCCTTCTTTAGCATAAGTATAACCTGCAAATTGGTCAACATATGGGAAAGATGGAGGTGTTGAAACAGTACCTGCTGAAGTGTCAGAAACAAAAGTTAATGCAACACCTGCACCAGGAGCAGCAACAGTAGCGTTAACTACAACCGGAGCGTCATAAAGACCCTTTTCCCAGTGCCATCCTGTTACGTTTTGAACACCACGCTTCATTCCAAGTCCCATCAAAAGTTGGAAGTCAGAAAGACCGTTATCACCGAATTTGTTTTTAAGAGTACGCAAGTAGTGAGGCACTAATAAACCTGTAGTGTAACTTGCATCGAATAAAGATAGCAACGACCCATTTAAACCACTGGGGGCTGCTACTGGAGATGAAAATGCCATTTTAGTACAATTTTAAATTTAACAATTAATCTTAGTATTGTGACTCAAAGTAGCGTTGTAGTTGGGATTTCTCGCTTCCTGTATTTGGCCTTTCTGTTTTCTTAACCTCTGATCCATTGTGGAACTCTTTAGCTGTTTGCTCTCGGGCCTCCCCTTTAGCAGCATTAATGAGTGCCTTGTAAATGTTTTTTGCTTCAAGATTTTCCACTCGACTCCGAATGTAATTATTCATAAGCTCAACATTTTGGTCGTTAGGTAATGATGGATTTGATTTAATTAGAGAGATTAATTCATTTTGAAGTTGATTTTTAGTTTGCTCAGACACCTGAGTTTTAATTTTCAAACCTTCAACTTCCAACTCATACTCACTCATTTTTGTCAAATCACCAACTACTGGCTTCCATTGATTCACAACTTTTTCAATAGTCTCTTTAGACTCATTGAATTTATTACGCAAAGATGATAAAATATCTCTGTTTTCGCTAATATTTTTTAATTTTTCTTCTACGACAGCAACATTTTTTCCAATTTTCATTTTCATGATTTTTGGAGCGTCTTCAAATGTTACATCGGCATAGGTATTGTTTTCATCTGCAATTGCATCACACAAGTCTTCAAAGCTAATATCTTTCAAAAGAGATGGGTCTTCCAATACTTGTGCTAGTGCCATTGTTTGGATAGGGCTTTGTTTTATTTCCTCTGCTGTTTTACCTACAAACTTTTCAGCTACAGAACGATCTTTAATACCAGTGTGTTTCATGAATGAGTTTAAGGATGCAAGAGTGTCATCTACAAATGGACTTTCCAACTCTTTAAATAATGTTTCCTGCTCATTTAAGAAAGGCTCATACTCATCATACTTAGATGCCTTTTGATTTACTGCTTCATACTTGCTTTTAATAGAATCTAAAGACTCAAAATCACCAAATATAGCCTTTAAGTCAGACGCAGAAAAAGTAGTATCATCTGATACTATTGAAGGAGTAGGTTCTGATGGACTTGTTTCACTTGGAGTAGAATCGTTAACAGGTGATGGGGTTGTTTCTGAGTCTACATTAGTTGGTGTTGGTTGTGGACTAGATTGTGACTCCGCACCAATATAGTCGAAGAAGTTAATTGTGTTTTCGCTTTCCATATGTGTTTTTTATTTGTGTTATTCTTTATTTCTTACTTGACCTGTAATTTCCATACCGGTCTCTTTTTGTAAGAATGCTTCCGCTTTAATTTCCTCAATAGTCCCTTGAGTTTCCGCGGCTATAATCATTTGCTTTTCTTTAACTCTAATGTTTGATAAAGCAGCCTCTTTCTTAATTTCTAACTCTGCCTTCATTTGCATTAACTCCATCTCACCCTTTTGCTTCATTAATAACTGTTCTTGCATAGCCTGATTTTGAGCCTGTTGGTTTTGCATTGACATCATATCATTCTGCTCTCTCTTTTTCGAACTCTTATATGTCAAGTACCATGTAGCCTCTTTTAATCTTCCTTTCTCTAACATTTCAAGTATCATGGTATAGTCAGATAATTCAATTTCCGGCATACCATTTCTACCTACTTTTAATGCCGTTTCAGCAGCTTCAGCTATTTTAAATTTCTGAGTATTTGATATCTTATTTGTTAAAGAAAGGCCTAATTCTTCTAAAGTGAATTCAGCCCCTTGCAACATATAATTTATAGCCTCTTTGCCAAATACATCTGAATAAAAAGACTTAACCTCTTCATCAAATCTACAAGTAACTAGAGTTCTTAATATTAAATTCTCAGCCGCTTTAACTTTGATTCTTTCTAATGCTTGTTGTAATGGCCATAACGCATTATTTGTAGCGTCTATTTCTAATTCTGCAATACCAACTAACTTGTCTCCTTTTGGAGGAGATCCGGCCATTGTTGGAGTGATGCCTGTAATCTGTAACAACTTCTCTACATCGTGTTGATATGCCATAATCCATTCGGACAATTGCTTACCTACACCACCTTCTAGTTCTTCAAAAGTTTTATTTGTATTTACCTTTCCTCCCAATAAAGAAGATTTGTAGAAAAAGTTCCCGGTATGGGAATAAACTTGAACTAAGTCAAATGGAGTGTACATAGTACCTCCAATAGAATTAATATTCAAAGACCCAATATCAATAGCAATACCTTTAGGAGCAGCGGCTAATTTAGCGGCTTGTAGTTTTAAGTGATTGATTTGGAGAGAGTCATAAATAGGAATAGCAGTCTCAGTAATAGACTTTCCAGAAACCTTTTCAAATCTATAAGAAAGTTGAGGCTTCTTTTTATTTACCCTCTTTATATTTTTTTGCTTACCACCTACAGTAATGTTTGCACCGGGTAAAAACCAACCCTCATAAATAGTATGAGCATCTACAACTACAGTCTTCTTTTTTTCACTATCTACATACTCACCAAACTTATCAGAATAAAAGGTTGTAATACCATCTCTATTTTTTTTCTTGTAAAAACTTGTATCTTTTGAAATGTATTCAAATTCTAAAACATCTACAAAGAAATCATCATATCTCATTCTATCTGTGATAGTATCTCTTTGACAATACCAAGACCAACCATATCGGTCATTTGAGTATGTCAAATCAAATGCCCACTTTGCTATGCGATTCACTTGCTCTTCAACATCTTCTTCATCCCATCCATTTGCTAACAAAAGGTTTCTCACTTCTGGAATGCTATATTTTTCAAAGTGTCCTGCAAATGGAGAATTATCTCCTTGGTTTTGGTCTGTCCACGCACAAATAAACTTTGTTACATCAACATATTTAACCTTTGATATTCCGCTTTCATTATCTGTATAATCTTTAACTACGCAAAAACCAAAGTTTACAAGATCATCTTTTAATTGACGTTCTATCTTGTCGTAGTCACTTACTTGAAATCCGTACTCTGCTATTTTCTCAATTGATATTTCAAAGTTTTGTTTAAATCCTCCCAATGTCTCATAAAGATTTAACTCACTTTTATTTTGAGGGGCATATTCACCCTCAGCCATTTGAGGCATCCCTATTTCACGCATTATAGGTTCTAATGCATTTTTGATAAATAAGGTTGCCTTATCTAAGGCTCTTTTATTTTTAATTTCAGTATTAATAGAGTCGCATTGAATTCTTTGGTTTTGAGTGCCTAATACTGAATGCATAATACGCTTTAACTCCGGGGCCATTGAGAATATCTCAAAGTTAATATTTGCGTATCCTTTTCTCCTAATTCTTTGAGCCTGAGCATTTGGGGTAGAGTTGTTTGATTTCTCATCCCCTCTAGACACCCACATATCTATATACTTCTGCTGACTCTGTCTACCCTCACT